ATGACGGCACTAGCGGTAAATACCCTGAAGGTTGGGCGTTCGGGTTTGGGTCGGAACGTTGGAACACTCAGTACAACGTGTGGGAAATGATAGCCCCACCGTTAAACCGCACCACCCTCAGCCATATTGTGTCTGTCCCCAACCATGTCCGATGCTGGCGTAGAGAAACGTACCGCAAACTCGGTGGACACGATGCCACCCTCCGTGTTGCCGACGACTACGACCTGATAGTCCGGTCAGCCCTGTGGACCAAAAGCGTTCACATCGACAAGCTGCTATATCTACAGCACATCGGCCCGCACACCGCGCAACGCCAACAAAACGCCTTGATACAAGAACTTGTCCCCCAAATCCACCGCAAGTACGTGGAAGATATTGAGATAATGTTCTCGTGCTAATATGCAAGCACACCCTATAAAGGAGAACAATATGCCAATGGTCGGAAAAAAAGAGTTCCCATACACAGCTGCCGGAAAAATGGCTGCAAAAAAGATGGCTAAAAAAACTGGCATGCCAATGAAAAAAGTTGCCAAGAAAAAGAAATGATGTCATCCAAGAAGCAAGTATGGGACAAACCGAACCCTAAAAAGGTTTCTAAAAAACTTTCACCCAAAGCCAAATCTTCTGCTAAAGCAATGGCTAAAGCAGCAGGAAGGCCATACCCAAACCTTGTTGACAATATGAGAGCCGCTCGAAAGAAATAAATGTCTACAGTCGCCCAAATCATCAACCGAACCCAACGCCAACTCCTATCAGGAGTGGTAGAGGAACGCAACAAATTAGCCTCAGCTTTAACAGCCACAGCTACAAGCGTCGTGTTGACCTACGAGTTGGGTGGGATACGTTCAGGAACCGTCATCGAGATTGGTTCAGAACAAATGTATGTTTGGGCAACCGTAGAATCCACCAAAACCCTGACAGTAGAACGAGCCTTCAACGGTACTGTCGCCTCAGCACAAGCAGTAAACAGCATCATTACAGCCAACCCACGGTTTCCTCGTAGCAACATTATTGAAGCAATCAACGACGAACTGTCCGACCTGTCATCCCCAATGAACGGCCTGTTCCGTGTCAAAACCTTGGACATGACATACAACCCGTCCAACCGCCAGGTCAACCTGCCTGCCATCAGCGACGTTATCGACCTGCTAGAAGTCCGTTACCGCTACATCGCATCCGACTACAAAACCGTGAACAACGTGAAACTTATGCGCGATATGCCAACCAAAGATTTCGGTTCCGGCATGGCACTCCAAATTGATTCGGGTATCCCTGCATCAGAAATCCGCATCTCATATAAAGCACCTTTCACCCGTATCACCGCTGAGACAGACGACCTGCAAACCATCGCTGGCTATCCTCTTTCAGCTGAGGACATTCTGATTATCGGTGCAGAAATCAGGCTTGTCGCTCCACGTGAAGTGAAACGCAACTTTACCGAATCGCAAGGTGACACACGCCGCTCCGAAGAAGTCGGTGCAGGAGCCGTTGGTGGCAGTATTACGAACTTGTTGCGTATGCGAAGGGACCGCATCATAGCCGAAGCAGCCAAGCTGACTCGCCAGTACCCTACGTTTCTGCAACGGAACTAAACAGTGACCGCACCGTCGCTCTTTTTAACAATACCTTTTGTTGGTACACCCGCATACTTTTCGGGTACAGGTTCAACAACTCTCGTACCATCAACGTTTCCTGTAGCTATCAACGGTAGACCATATATGGTTGACCAAAAGTCAGGAAAGTTTGCTCGTGGATATGAGCAACGTGTACGTGACTCTCAAGACACTTCGACTGCCCCTGGTGAAGCAGCTATTAACCCTGGTGGGTTGTGGCGACGCGGGCAGGATTCATGGCATTTCGGTGCAGGACAACAGTACGCTGACACCGCCGGTTCTGTTGACTACCAGTTTTATAAGTCTAAAGGTATCAACCCGTGGGTTAAAGGCCAAGTGTCTCTGTTGAATGATACGGCGTTGAACGTTGGTTCGGGTGCGCCGACTACTGCCACTAAACAGTTGATGTGTGTTGCTGGCGGTTACATTTATGTTGCTGACGGACAATCTTTGAAACGCACCACCACGGTGTCCGGCAACTGGACAACTATTACTACTGGCGCACAGGCTAAAGACATTGTGGCGTTATGTTCTGACGGTACAAGAGTTTTTATTGGCTACGCCACAGATAGTGTTCATATCCACGATAGTTCTGGCACAAGCATTTCTTCGCACACCACAGGTTCGCACACATTCACTTCTTTGGCTTACGCCAACGGACGTATCATCGGTACGCATACAAACATTGTCATGGATGTAAGCAGTTCGGGTGGTGGTACAACATTCCACACCAACCGCAACTCTGCTATGCGTTTCGTCGGTAGTGCAGGCGGTAACGGCTTCATCTATATTGCAGGTTTTGCTGGCGATGTAAGCCTCATCTACAAAACAACATTGAAAGCTGACGCAAGTTCTTTAGATGACTGTTCTGTAGCAGCACAACTACCTTACGGCGAAATAGTTTCAAGCATCGACTCGTATCTTGGGTTCATTTTTATTGGCACAAACAAAGGTGTCCGTATGGCCACCACGGACGGTTCAGGCAACCTGCTTCTCGGTTCGGTCATCCCAACATCAGGTGCAGTAAACGATTTCACTGGTGACGGACGTTTCGTATGGTTCACCTGGACAAACTATGACGGTGTGTCAAGCGGTTTGGGTCGTTTAGATTTGTCTATCAGCACGGGAACAAACACTCCTGCTTTCGCTACAGACCTCATGTACACCAACACGGGTGCTGTGCAAAGCGTCGTGACGTTTGATTCTAAACGAGTGTTTTCTATCAACGCTGTCGGGGTTGTGTATGAGAACACTGCGAGTCTTGTAGCTTCAGGCACTATCGAGGGCGGTACATGGCGTTGGGGTATACCTGACCGCAAGTTTGTCGCCAAAGTTGATGCCCGTAGCGAACCATTAAAAGGTTCTATTGCTGCATACCTGTCCACCGACAACGCTGGATACAGTTCTCTTGGCACTTGGGATTCGGCTAACCAAACCGAATACACTTTCGAGGGGTCAGACACCAAAACTATTGAAGCTGCCATCAAATTCACGTTGACACGCGGGGCGACAGTCACCGAAGGACCCGTGTTCACCCGCTGGATGGCACGTGCGTACGCTGCCCCGTTCCGTTCACAAGTGTTCGTCGTCCCCGTCTTGTTGCACCACAAACTGAACGTTAAAGGCAAAGACTATTACTTGGATGTTCAAGATGAAACGGATGCTTTAGACAACCTGATTTCTAGCCCTTCCATCATCACCCTCCAAATAGGGACTAGCAACCATTCCGTTATTGTGGAAGATGTCGAATGGACACCCCTAGATTCCTACGGGAACACTTGGGAATGGGAAGGTACGGCAACTGTTACTATGAGAAGTGTAGAAAACTAGGAGCAAACAATGCCATTACCAGTACGAAAAGGATATACCGGAAACGGTGTACAATCATCTTTAACTTCTAGCCCAACTGACGCTGACACTACGTTCACGGTTGCAGCGAAAACGGGTTGGCCGACAACGTTCCCGTTCTTCGTTGTTGTTGACCCTGGAACTTCTAAAGAAGAAAAAATGCGGGTCACAGGCATCTCGACGTTGACTTTGACTGTTGTGCGTGGCGTAGACAACACGACTGGCGTAGCGCATACTGCTGGTGCGGTCATTTATCCTGTGTTCACAGCAAGCGAAGCTGATGAAGCCAACCAAATAGCGTCCGTTATGACCACTAAAGGTGACCTTATTACTACAGACGGTAGCACTATCAACCGTTTGGCTAAAGGTACTGACGACTATGTGCTTATCTCTAAAGCATCAGCCACTAACGGTATCAAATGGGAGTCTGTAGCAACTGTTGCTTTACAAGGCCCACAAGGAGCTACTGGCAGCCAAGGTGCTACAGGTAGTCAAGGTTCTACTGGCCCTCAAGGTTCCCAAGGGGCAACAGGTAGCCAGGGTGCAACTGGTTCTCAAGGTGCAACTGGTTCTCAAGGTGCAACGGGACCACAGGGTTCTACCGGACCGCAAGGTGCAACAGGTGCAACAGGAACAGCAACATGGAAGTACGGTTCAAGCGTAGTCAGCATGGTTTCTGGTTCTGCTGCTGTGGCGCATGGCGTGGGTTCAACACCAACAACAGCACTTGTTTCAAATGGTGACAATAGTGCTTTGTCTGCTTCGTTTGAAATTGCCTCCTTGGATGGGACCAACATAAACGTAAGGCAAATCGGCGGGACGGCAACAACTTCTGTTCGTGTAAACTGGATAGCAATTCCTTAGAAAGAGAAACATCATGGTCAAATTACAAACAATCGTTCTTCGAGTAGCCGGAGTATTCGGCTCATCAGCATTAGCAGCCGTCGCTGGTGGTGCAATCTTTGGTGTAGAACTATGGAAATCAGCCGCAATAGCTGGTGTAGTTTCAGCATCCAAAGTGACAGAATCTTTGCTTCGTTCATGGTCAGAGGATGGGGTTCTCACTAAAGAAGAAGTTGCAGCGGCGTTCGGTAAAGCCAACAAGTAGATTCGTACTAGCCCTCACGGGGGCTGTACTACTACTGTTTGCGGTAAGACCTGCATACGCAGAAAACCTAGTAATCACACAACCAACAGATTTTTGGTTTAATTATGATAGTCCGACTACCTTCTCGGCCCGTACATACGATGTACCCAACCACCCTTCAGACCCCCAGCTATGGCTCTATAACTCTGAAGGTACCCTTATCTTTACTAACGATGACTACTACGGTTTACAAAGTCGCATACAAATCCAGGTAGAACCAGGTTGGTACAGGCTTCGCGCAGGTGTCTGCTGTGGTCAGCCCGATGTGTGGCGTAGCGGTAACGGCTGGAACCTTGATTACGAACTGTTTGTTGAAGGCGTGACAAACCCACCAGCAACCACTACGATAGAGCAAACAACTACAACGGAGGAAATGTGGACGACAACGAGCAGCACCTTGCCTATCAGCGAGCCATCAACCACGCCTTTGCCGACATTGTTGACAACTACGGTCCCAGAGTCGACCTCGACGACGACCAGTACAACGACCACTACTACTTCGACAACCCTCGCCCCACCCCCCCTGACCACCCTTCCCGTGGAAACTACAACGCTGCCGCCATCAACGAGTTCATCGTCTACATCTTCGACATTACCGCCGA